TTCCGGCATATTCAAGGCTTCCATCGTATCATCCCATTCCTGCTTCAGTTTCTTCAGTTCATTGATTCTGCTCTGAATCTGGGCACGTTCGTCCTTTGTGGCCCGGTCCAGCCTTTGTTCATAGTAGTTCAATTCGTTATTCAACTGCTTGTAGGTCTCTATCTGATCTATACCGATCTCCACATGCGCTGCATCCTCCATGGCATCCTTCAGTTTTCCCAGGTTGTCTATTTCCTGTTGGATGGAGACCATCTGCTCTTTCGGTGCATTCTCCAGCAACGTCTGTTGGTATCTCAGCGCATTTTCAATGTCAGTGAGCGTGTCTAACGAAGCGGGCTGACTGAACGATTTCTGAAGTCGTTTGATAGCTTCCTGACTCTTGGTCAGTTGGGCGATCAGTCTCGACAGACGCTCAATCTCAGCCTCTTCCGAGGGATTGGTCTTGTCGAGTTTGTTCTGATAAAAGGTGATATTGTTACCAAGCGCTTTATAGGATTGAGCGTTGGCAATAAGAGTTTTCCCGTCGAATTCATGGTTGTTGTTTGAAGAGAGGTTATACTGTGTACCCAGTTTCTTATACCGCTCTTCCATCTGTTTGAGCTTGTTCGCTTCGGCCTGCGCATTCTTGGCATTGGTTCCAGCCAGTTGCCCTACCAGCGTCTTTTGATTTTCGATAGCATTGGCCAACTGGTCATAGCTCATTTTCTGCCAGTCTATTGCCTTCTTCGCTTTGAGCCCGGAAGCGGCGGCTTGTTCGTTGGCTGCAGCTACTTCTTCCGTTGCCTTCGCCTGTCCGTCGAGGGCCTCGGTGGTTTCTTCCACGCTGCTACTATCCGAGATACCCAGAAACTTCTTAATCCATCCCCATGCCTTTTGAACGGCAGTGGAAACTGTTTCGAAGGCTTTGACCAAATAATCCCAGATAGCACTTGCCACCTGCTTGACAACAGCCCACACTTTATCGCAAATATTCCGGAATCCTTCACAATTATTGTATGCCGTACGGATGGCAACATAAAGGCCGACAATCGCCATGATGACAATGCCTACCGGATTGGCTTCCATAATCGCGTTCAAGATGGCTTGAGCGGCCGACCATACCTTCGTGGCTACTGCCACCACCTTCTCAGATGCAGCAATGCCTACCAAGAGATTGCGAAGCTGGTTAAGACTGATGATCAGTATGCCCGCATTGGCGGCTACATCAAGAATAGGTGCGGCCATACTGGCATAAGCACCTACACAGTCCATACAGGATTGCACTTGGTTCTTGAGCATCGTACTGAAACTATCGCCCGTTGAAACCATATCATTATACGCACCTGAGATGGTTCCGGCACTCTGGCTCATCGCATCGATGTTTTCCGAGAACTTATCCTTCTGCTCTCCGGTCAACGATCCGAGCAAGCGCAGTGCTTCCGCACTGCCAAACAACTGTCCATAAATTGTCTGACTCAACTGTCCGCTTTCTGCAGCATAGGCCTGTATACTCGAATCAAGTTCGGTTAAGAAATTCTGGAAACCGCCGCATGCCTTCACACTGGCAGCATCAAAACTGATACCCATGGCTGCAGCTGCTTTCGAGGCTTCCGAACTCGGCTTGATCAATGAGTTCAATACCGCTGCCAACTGAGTGGACACTTCCGCGGTATTACCGGTCACGCCTGTGGTAGTGGCGAACACAGCCATCAATTCATCCATCGATACGCCCAACTGCGCAGCGCTACCGCTGACGCGTGGAAGGGCTTGGCCCAGTTCAGAGAAACTCGTTTTACCATTCTTGGCGGTCATTTGAATCTTATCCTGTATCTCGCCGGCCTTCTTCCATTCCAAACCGTAGGTCTTGATCAAGGTAGAAGTGACTGTGACGGTCTGCCCCAAGTCGGCAATACCGCCCACGGCTGCTTTCGAGGTCTGCTCCAAAAACTCAAGCCAGTTGTCCTCAGGCACGCCATTTGAGATTGTCTCATAAAGGCCTCCGGCAAGTTCTTCACGGGCCAGAGGAATATTCCGGCTCAATGCCACAATTTTGTCTGAAAGTTCTTCAAACTCCGCACCGCTTTTACCAGCCATGGTGTTGGCTTTTCGCATGGCGGTTTCAAAACTGTTAAACGGGGCCGTCAGGTTGGACACTACATCCTGGAGCTTCTGAATGGCACGCACAGAAGTATCGAGCACCAACGCGTTCTCCGCCATCTCACGGATACTGCGCCCTGCACGGGAAGCGCTCTCAACTATTTTGCTGATGGCTTCATCGGCATTGCTGGCTTCTACGGTAAGCGCTTTCAGCACATTCCCGTCGCCTCCCTTAATTTTTATTTCAAATTCTACTGATTTTGCCATTTTATTATTATCTTTGCACCGTAAACAGTTAAATATTATACACTCATGGTAAAGTCGGGACACTTATTCCTCAAGCTGATGCTGATTGATTTCATCTTGTACATGGCAACCGCATCCATTTCCGCAAAGGTCTTTTACATCTTTGTAATGGCGGGTCTTGTCTCGCTCTACCTCATATTGGGCTTCTCCAAGGGGAAATAAGAGGCTACTTCAATCCGGCACGTTTTTTCGCTTCCCGAAATCGTTTCATAATCTCTTCTCTCGATTCCTGCTTCGTGGAAGGCTTTTCATCCTTATTCTGCTCTTCATCCCAGGGGAACGTCATAACGTCCTTACCTGAAAGGCTTTTATTGGAATAAGGCTGAAGAACCGACACGCATATCATTCGGGTTCGTTCCCATTCCGACCGTTCCAGAAACTCCCGGCTCTTTCTCCAGTTTTCATAAATGAAGAAGAATTCAGAAGGGGTGCACCGTTCAAAGTCGGTCATGCTCATTCCGATGCACCCCATACTAATTCCCAACAGGTCTTCTATGCTGGCTGATTCACCGCTCTTTTTTTTTCCTCGTCCGTACCCGAATTCATATCTGAATAGAAGTCGTTCAGAGTGACGGGATCAAGGTTGTCGGCAAAGTCTTCGAAGTCCCACTCGAATGGCACTCCATCTACCCTGCAGGCGGATGCCACACAATGCCAGATGAATCGTACCAGGTTTTCGATATCGCCTGTGTCCAACATACTCACATCAATACCCGTATCACGCTTGAAGCGAATCATGGCTCCCATCGTCACGCGGCAGGGGTATTCCTTATCGCCAATACGCAGTTTGATGGCTGCGCTGCCGGCATTCGTCTTAGCTTTCATACGACTTAGGATTCAGTGGTGGAACTTGCAGTGGAATCAGTCAGGCCGGTACCCACCTTTTCAACCTTACCACAGTTCTCCAACTTCGCATTATACTTTGCGTCGTCACCCGCCTGGCCATCGAGCTCAAGGCTTGTAATAAGGTACTTGCCCTTATATCCACCCTCTTTCTTGCCCGTTCTTTCACTGCCTTCTCTCAGGCTGTACTGCGCTTCAATAGGTTCACCCTTCAGCATCAATTCCTTCAACTGGTCATAAGTGGGGATGTCGTTGTCGCCATTGGTCAACACGAGACCATCTACGGTAATTTCCTCCTGGAAGGTCTTTACATACTTTTCCTTCCACTTGCCTCCGGATGTTTCCTTGGTCACACGCTCACCGGTTTCCACCGTTGTGCTTACCTTACATCCTGTGGAGTAGCCTGCGGCATTGCCTGCTAAACTGAGGATAAGATCAATACCGTCAAGTACACTATAATTTTTTTCTGTCATACTTTCTATATATTAATAGGGTTAATAATGCGCCGGCTATCATTCCGGCCAATACGCTTTCCAATATTGTTTTAACAGAGTTTGAAGACCGTTTCAACGACAGCTGCTCTTCATACAGCCGTTTGTATTCCTGGCCTTCCTGCGAGGATTGGATATAAAGCGATTCAAACAGTTCCACCTGTTTCTCCAGACTGTCACACGAGGCAGTCACAATCACCTTGTTTCCATCCTTACTCACCTTGGCGCTGGCTTGTCCGTCCTTAGCGGAGTAACCGGCTTTGTCAGGCAGCTTTTTAAGGCTGTCCACGGGGATTGTCAGGGTCACCTTGCTCGAAGGGATGCCCACCGACGTCACCGTCCGGTTTGAGGCGGTTATCGTTGCATCCGTCTTCGTGACACCCGTTTCCGTCTCCGTTGCCTGCCTCGCTGTTCTTTTGGTCGTCTCGCAGCTTGTGAAGCACAGGACAGCCGTCAGCATAAGGGCAGCCGCTGGCAGTATCCAGCGCCTTGCGGAAGCGGGCCAATTCACGTTTTGTGGATGCCATTTCCTTTTTCGTGGACTGCAGATCTTCTCTTGTCGCATTCAATTCCTCCTTTAAGGGTTTCACAATGTTGTCTACCAAAATGCGCGTGGCATTTTCGGCATTGTCTATTCTCACCGTCTCGGCATCGGCAAATGCTTTCTCCGCCTCGGCGTCAGCCCGCTCGGCCTTTGCATTCGCTTCCCTGACAGTAGCCTTCAGCGTGAGGATACTGATCACACAGGCTATTAGCCCGCCTCCGAGAATGATATTGATAAGTTCACTCCAATTCATGTCACATGCACTTTAGTTTTTATTATTGTTTGATACCGATGGATTTCAACCAGGACTGAACATCGAAGCAGGGACAAGCTTTTGCAGCCAGTTCCCGATGGCCCACGA